CCAGTGAACAGCGTATTGAACGACTGCGGGAATTAGTCTCAGTCGAAAAGGCCGAATCCAAGACGCGAATTGATGCGCTGCATTTGAGCCGGGAAAGTACGCTCGCACAGATTGCGCAGCGCTATGAGTTGCCGGAGCCTAAGCAGGATGCAGCGGTTGGCATTGGTGATATGGATGGCGTGATTGTGACAGGGAGTGCTCACAATGCTAGTGGCGGCTAAGAAGAAAGAGAATAAGCATGACATCAGACCTAATCTGGTACGCAGTCGGGGCACTAATTGGCGCGGGGATCGTGGGTATTTCCAAGGCTCTGCTATCAAAGGAGGCGCTTACGTATCGTCTAGTGATTGGGCGTTTCATCGCACACACAGGCTGGGGCGCTGGGGCGTTTACTATATTGCTCTACGACGAATCATTGCCGCCCATCGGCATTACCGCGCTAGCGATTCTCATGGCATCGCTGGGAGCATCTGGCCTCGAAATGATGTTAAAAATCTGGCGCGGCACGAAATGAAACAGTTTTTAATTGAGCAAATCCCCGTCCTGTTTTTCATCGCCGATTTTTTCCTGATGATGGCGCTGGGTGGGTAAATGAGTAAAAAAAATCCTGCCGATAAAATAGAGTTTATGAGCATTAAAGACTTAGTGCCTTATGCTCGTAATAGTCGCACTCATAGCAACGCGCAAATTGATCAAATCGCCGAAAGCATCAAAGAGTGGGGATTTACTACTGCCGTGCTAGTTGATTCGGATGGCGGAATTATTGCGGGCCATGGTCGCGTGTTGGCGGCGCGGCGAATTGGCATGGAGTCCGTCCCTGTTATGATTGCCGACGGATGGACGGATGCACAAAAGCGAGCGTATGTGATTGCCGACAATAAACTTGCGCTTAATGCGGGCTGGGATGAGGAGCTACTGGCGCTTGAGCTTGAGGAGTTGCGGGGGCTGGATTTCGATTTGGAGTTGATCGGATTCGACGAAAGCGAGCTTGATAAAATCCTAAAGGCCGCCGAGGAGCTAAAAGAAAAAGAAATCGAGATACGCCCCATAAAAACAACGTGGGTTTTAGTCAAAATATACAACGACGAGATTCCGGCGAATATATCAACCTCCATAGCCGACATCGTAAAAGCCGGGGCCGAGGTGTTTTATGGCGGCAACTAAAAAAACAGATAATCATTTTACTGCTGATAAAATCGCTCTTCGTATCGGGATGTTACCAGACAAAGAGGTCGTTAGGGTGCTTGATGTTTTTGGCGGGCGCGGCGTGATATGGCGCGGCATAAAGCGAAAAACGGGGCGAGATATAAGAGTCACTAGTATTGACAAGCGCGATGATATTTCAACCATGCATTTGCACGGCGATAATGCAAAAGTCATCAAAGGCTTAGATTTGTCCAGGTTTGACGTGATCGATCTTGACGCATACGGAATACCGGCAGATCAACTAAAAACTGTTTTTGATAGCAAGTTCGTGGGTCCGGTTTTTGTAACCGCCATACAAACAATGAATGGCGGTATGCCAAAATTAATACTTGATTCCATTGGACTGCCCAAGGAAACGCCCACGTCACTGTCGGCCAAATATGGCTTTCAGCATTTATTAACATGGATCGGCATGCACGGGGTTAAAAAAATACGGTGCCGATCATGGCACCGTAAGCACTACTTTGGGTTTGTCATCAATGATGCTGCTTGACGCGCAGCGGGTTGTGATAGCCTGTCGGCAGGTATTTCTGCAAATCTTTCTTGATGTAGTGCGCTACGCCGAGTTCGGCGCACAGGACAATCATGCGGTGGGTGTATTCCTCCCAATCCGTTGTTTTTGTCATCGGGAGATAGTTAACTCTGCCGATTTTATACAAATCCACAAAATCGTGGGTGGCGCGGATGATACCCTCACTGGCTTCAACATCCAGAGTCGGTTCCATCGAAACCCACGTAAATATCCCTTTATCGTGAAACTCTCTCAAGGCGCTAAGTCGGTCATCCGGCAAAGCCGCGCCGCTTTCCCACTTTTTGGAAAAGGTGGGGTCAAGCGTGGTCAATGTGGACGCGAAGGCATCCCGATTTGGGCGAAACAGATCAAGATCACGCAAGGCGCGAGTACCGCCCTTTGTGAGTACGCAGACCCCAAGGCCTGCGTCTTGAATTACTTTAATGACATCACGAGTAAGGGAGTTGTCACCCGGATGGTAGACATCCGTCGTAAAGGACAGCATTACCTGCTCGGTAATGCCAAGAAGCCGATACTTGTCAGCATCTTTCTGCAGCAGGCTAAGAAAGTTATTTCTTTCTTTAGCTCCCGAATTAAACTCGCCCCGGTCAATCTTTATGGCCTGCGGCACGTAGCAATAGGCGCATTTGTGACCGCAACCCCTGTAGGGGTTGCAGGACAGTGGGGCGTACTCAAGCGCCTGCCCTCTAGGGGCATAAATGATGCTGCACCCCTTAACGGAGATTCCATCCTCATTAAGGGCAGGCATGCGATGGGTTTTAATGCTTGGGATTGATTTTGGGATTGATTTCATGATTTCCTCGGTTGGTTGATGTTTAAGAGTTAATTTTATCAACTAAATCAATAACCTACAAAGCTTTGAACTATGAAATGATTTAATGCTTAGAGTTAAAAAATGGCACTAACCGTAAAACAAGAGAATTTTGTACAAGTCTGGATCGCTACTGGCAACAAGTCCGAGGCGTATCGACAGTCGTATGACTGCGGCGGCATGTCAGACAAGCAAATCAACGAGGAAGCATCAAAGCTATCGACGAACCCAAAGGTATCCCAAAGATTCAACGATCTGCAAAAAGCCGCTCAAAAACGCAACAACACCACCGTGGATACATTGGATGCGATGTTTAAGGAGGCGTGGCGAATCGGGAAGCAAAATGGCAATCCATCGGCAATGGTGTCGGCGGCCAGTGGTCTGGCGAAGCTTCATGGGCTGAATGCGCCGGATAAGCAGGATATTAATCATCGCGGGGAAATAACAAGTATCACCCGCCGGATAGTCCACCATGAATCTTGATATAGACACCCCTCCTTGGGCGATTCCGCTGCTGTCGCCATCGCGCTATAAGGGCGCACACGGCGGGCGGGGTTCGGGGAAGTCCCATTTTTTTGCTGAGCTGCTAGTCGAAGAGCACACAGCAAACCAAAATCAGAAATCCGTTTGCATCCGCGAAGTGCAAAAGTCCATCAAAATGTCGGCAAAACTATTGATCGAAAACAAAATAGAGCAGCTTGGCGTTGGTCATTATTTTGAGGTGCAGGAAACTGTTGTCAAATCTCGGCGCGGTTCTGGGGTGATGATTTTTCAGGGGATGCAAAACCATACGGCTGACAGCATTAAGTCACTAGAGGGGTTTGATAGGGCGTGGGTTGAAGAGGCCCAAAGCATTAGCCAGCGCAGCCTTGACCTTTTGCGCCCCACTATTCGCAAGCCAGAATCAGAAATCTGGTTTAGTTGGAACCCGCAATACGAAACTGATCCGGTTGATGTGTTATTGCGCGGCGAAAACCCGCCTGACAATACCACGGTGATCAATGTCAACTACTCGGATAACCCGTGGTTCCCAGACGTGCTACGCGAAGAGATGGAGTACGACCGCAGGCGCGACTATGACAAATATCTCCATGTCTGGGAGGGTCAATATCAAACGTTTGGCGAGGCGCTGGTGTTCCGAAACTGGTCTATTGAGGAGTTCGACGCGCCGCCTGATGCAGTATTTCGCCTCGGCGCTGACTGGGGTTTTGCTATTGATCCCACGGTATTAATTCGCTGTTTTATTATCGGGCGCAAGCTATTTGTCGACCACGAAGCCTATAAAATCGGCTGCGAAATCACTGATACGCCAGCGTTATTTGATGCTGTGCCTGATGCGCGGCGGTGGCCTATTACTGCGGACTCTGCCCGGCCTGAAACAATCAGCTATATGAAAAAGAATGGCTACCCGCGCATACAGTCAGCAGCTAAAGGGGCTGGCAGCGTCGAGGATGGTATTGAGTGGCTTAAATCATTTGACCTGATCGTGCATCCTCGCTGCAAACACACTATTTCTGAGCTGAGCGCTTATCGTTATAAGCAGGACAAGCTTACTGGGGCAGTATTGCCAATCTTTGAAGATAAAAACAACCATCTTATTGATGCTCTGCGCTATGCCTGTGAAGGCGCAAGACGCGGCTCTTACGATATTGGAAAAATGCTATGAACCTCTACGACGGCCTGCGCTCGCTTATTAGCAACTTAGGCAATCCGCTTAAAGACAAAGCCGCGGCTACTACTTACGGCTATGCGCGTTTAACGGATGATCAGTTAATAGCGGCATACGCAACCAGCTGGGCAGCTCGTAAACTGATCAACGTCCCCGCTGGCGATATGCTGCGCAAATGGCGAGCGTGGCAAGGCGATGATGTAACAAAAGTAATTGCTGAAGAGGAGCGCCTGAAGCTCAAGAGCAAGCTGCTGGATGCAAAGATCAAGGCGCGGCTATTTGGTG